AGCCCCCATTCGCGTGCAATGGTAAATGCATGGGAGAGCAAGGCGATCTCACGGTTGGCCCTCACCTTGGCTGTCCTGGCGTCACGGTACTGCGCTACTACTTGAGGCGTGATCGACTCAATGGGGGCGCTCTCAAATGCTCTTCTGAGTTGCTTGAGTTCTTTGCGATTGTCCGACTGGGTGCGAATCGACTTGCCCGGGATGATTTCCTTTTCGTAGCGATCAAATACATAGCTCATCAGATGATTGGGCTTCGGTGGTGTCTTGCGTTCCAGTCTGGCCCACTCCACTTTGGCCTGGTCGAGGTCTGTACCAAGTGGGATTTCCTTTCGCTTCCCGTCGGCTGTCCTTCCGTCGTAGTAATAAGATGTCCAAGTCTTTCCAGTCTTACCTTTGCGAATACGCCGTATCATACGTGGCGGCAGATCTCGATTGGCTGTACTTTTCTGGCGCATTAGTCAGCTCACACTTGCGAGGTCGAGCGACCAGGTTTCAGTCACGACATTAGCAGCGGAAGGTTTGACGCCTGACAGTTTCAGTCGGGCATAAACCCGACCTACTATCGGGCGGCGAGCGCCAGTCAGAACAAACTCCCAGTGGTTATCGGTCAACCATTGGATTTGCTTGGACGGGATCTGATAGCCGGTGATGGTCGCCAGTTCTTCGTCGGCCAGGGTTTCGCTTTGGAATTCCATCATGCGGCTCTCCCGATCAAGTCTGCCTGCCCATCATGTCGACCTGTTTTCCCCTCCAGGGGCAATTCGATAGTGTCAGAAGTCTGCGTGTACCCCACAGCAGGCTGCGCGCGCGCGCGTTCTTGAGCGTTTAGCGTTGCAGCAGCGAGGGCTGCCCCGCGCAGCTTTTCGTGGGGTATAAGTGCTTTGGCGGTGGCATTGGGAGGAGCAATAATGCCTGCTGCTACGCAGCAGAGGCTGTTTGTTTCTAGCGTGTCGACGCTACCTGCAGTGCGAAGCAAAGCGGGCAGCGCATTGGCGTTGTCCTGGCGGTTCTTCATGCCGCTTTCCTCCGGTGTTCGATAGCGAGTTGGTCCATCAGTTGCTGGTGGTAGGTGAGTCGGGCTTCTGCGGCGGGCCATGGGCGGATGATTTCAACCATGGGTTCTATGCCGATCAAGCAATCCCAGATAGCCGGATCGGTCGGCATGAGGTCGCGTCGTTCGGTTGCCAGTGCAATCAGGTCGGCATGATGCACGCTGGCAGGGAGATCAAGGGCCAGGTCGAAGCGCTCACACACACGCATCCAAATCACGTCCTCGAAGCCTCGGTAGTCGGGCATCCACTGCTTGAGTGGCCGGGTGATGTCGCCCAGGTACGCCTCGGCTGCGTCGTGAAGCAAGGCCGCGAGCTTGTGCTCTTCCGGCACCAGTTCGGCGACGATACAGCTGTGTTGGGCCACGCTGTAGAACTCGCGGGTGTGGCCATTGAAGCGGCACAGGTGGGCCAGAGCGTGTGAGATGTCACGCGGGTCAATCATGTCGGCCTGGGGCTCGAACAGATCGAAGTACTTGCCGGAGGAGGTAAGGATCCGGTTCATGCGGCCTCCTTCACGAGATCACCCAGCAGCAGGGCATTGTCGGTTGCCTTGTGCAATTGGCGCAGAGCTTCGTAGCCGATCATTGGTTTCAACTGGCGGTCGAACTCTTTGCTGTAGCGGTTCAGGGCGCGAAGATCCTTGGTGGCCTTTGCATGTTGCTGTTGCAGTGTGCCGGCGGCCTGAGGCGTTAGGCGCAGCATCGGAATGGCGCGGCTCATACGTCACCGCCGACTGCTTTTTGGTTTCGGGTATGAAGTTCCGCTTCGGTCCGAAAAAATAGCAGTGCTTTGCGGGCTTCTTCAGGGCACATTGCTTCGGTTGGTCCTCGCTCTATCACCCATCGGCCTTGGGGCTCAGTGATTGAGCTATTTGCTGGGGTCGGTTCCAGCTTTGGTGCTGCTGGATCTAATAACGCCGCCATGGCGAGTGCTTGGTCGCGCAGAGCTAGCGAGTCACGTTCGAGCTTCTTGCCGGTGCGGAACGCGCTGAATGTCTCGGCTGCGATACGCAGCTTTTCGGCGATATCCAATAGAGTTTTGCGTGCTGGCTCCCCCAACTTCGATGCATCCAATGCCCGCATGTAGTGGGCAAATAGTTGCTTATGGTGAGTCTGGGCTTGCTCAAGTGATAGCTCCAAGTCCCGGATGGCGCCCGAGCTATCTGATTGCTGAATAGCCTTGCCGTCATCGATGCCTTCGATGCGACCGTCAATCAAGCCCCCTCGATAGCCAACCCAATAAAGGATCGCGGCTGCGAAAATGATGCTGATCAATGCGCAGATTTGAATTGCAGTCATGTGGTGTGCTCCTGGTGGTGTTTTGGCTGGTGGTGGCAGCCGATTGATTGGGTTATTCGTCGTCTGGATCTGGTGGATCTGCCAGGCCACACATCAGCCTGGCCTGATAGGGCATGTAACCCTCCTCTCGGAGGGCGTCGTAGCGCTGATAGTCGGCGGCAAAGTAGCTGCACTCATCACACAGTCGGCTGGCCTGTTCTTCGGCAGACAACGGTGTATCGCAGTGTCGGCATTGATTTAGCAGTGACATGTCACGCCTCGTCTTCGACGGCTTCTGGTCGCGGCATATCTTCATCCGCCTTGTAGGCGCGAATGTCGATTAGCGAGGCCACATGCTTGATATGAGCGTACTTCGGCGCCTTGCGGCTGTTGACCAGCGTTGTCACGGGCAGTTGAATTCGGCCCGTGGTAATTGCGTCGGCAAAAGATCCTTCGTTGAGGTTCCGGAAGTACCGTTCGCGCAACTTTTCCACCGGGATCAGGACGTCACCAAAGGTCCGGTACAGCAGTTCGACTGTCACCGGATCGGGTGCGGGCAGCAGTCTTAGTGGCTGTTGGTCAGCGTGTGCAGTCATTGGGTTTCTTCCGTTGAGGATGATTCCAGGCATTCAGGCAATGGCGTTTAGTCAGCTCCCGCAGATGCTCCGGCACTTCGAGGAGCGCGGCGTTGCGCTCCTCGCGTGTGCGCATGGCGACGATCTGGCGGGCGTACTCCCTAGGCCACGTCAAGGTTATCAGCCGGGATGTCTGGTAGTTCGAGGCCGAGCTGTTCGGCCAGCCAGCGAATACCGGCTTGCCGAACCTTGGTCGACTGGCTGTATTGCATGCCCGCGGTCTCGTGGTACCAATTGCCGTTCTTGATCCGCAGGTACTCGCGATCACGAATGGGGAAGGCTGGAAGGCGGCGGTCATTGAGTAGGCCTTTCTCGCGCATCAGGGCGATCAATTTGGGGCGAGTAAGTCCGAAGTACTTGGCGGTTTGTTCGAGGTTGCGTTCCATGTCGTCCTCCTAGGCGGCCATTGCCAGGCGGTAGCCAGCGATGAAGCGCTCAAGATGCTCTACCAGAACGGCATAGGCTTCGTGAGGAGGGTGTGGCAGTAGAATCTGAGCACTTGCGTAGTCAGTTTCGAGGGTTGCGACTATCGCGCCACGTTGCGTTGACGCGACGATGAGTCGTAGATCTTCGATCCCGGCGATACGTGGGTAATAGCTACCTTTCCCGGTCCGGACTGCATGGCGAAGCATGATCTCTGTATCTGTGACCAGCCCATGCTCGTCCTCGCCATCTAGCGAAAATGATTCGACCCCACCGTTCGCGCTCGCTTCGATAAAACGGGCAGCTCTACGGCCATTGTTGCGGTGCTTGCGATCCAGCGTAATGCTGTTGCGAGTGCCGCTAATGGCTACTGACAGGTGGATCGCCGAAGTGCATTGGTCGAACTCCGCAGTGGCCTGGACGTTCGTCCCCGCTGCAGTTTTGAGGTCGTGATGGAAGGTCCCGGTCAAGCGGACTTGAGCCGCCAGAAGTTGTTTGGACTGATTGCTGAGTTTTAGCCGGCTCATGCTGCCTGCCCTCCGCCGTTAGGGTCGAAAGGGGCAGGCGAGAAGCGTTGCTTCAGCTTGGATTTGGACGCGATGAAAGTGCAGCCGCAATCTTGTGCCAGACGGCGGATTTCAAAAATGCGGGAGGGATTAGCAGCGGAAGGGTGGACGTGCAGGGTTGCTGTGGTGTGCATGGTGTTGCCTCGCTCTGTGGTGGAAGAGTGAGGCAAAAGTTAACCTTTGAGGTAAATTTGTCAAGCTGAGATAACTTTTTTGGTGTTTTTTTTGAGATGGTAGGGCTTTCCATCGAATTTCTATGATGTCATGATGATGTCTCTTAAAAGTCGTTTAGCTTATTTAGAAGGCAGGTTATGGAAGACAAAAGCACAAGGATAGCTGAGGCCCGCTCGGTGGCGATGTCTCTTCTTGACGACTTAGAGACATCCTCCTTATCAATCGATAAGATATTAATGCGTTCAAAGCGACTAGCTAGGTTGATGCGAGATACTGATGCTCAACTCTGGTTGGATTATGAAACAAAGGGATACCCTTTAGACTTCGATTTTGAAACGCTGGGGAGTTGCAAGGCGTATGCAATATCGTCGGGTAGATACAATGTTGTTGAGAGTACTTATCGTACTCACAGCTTATCTGACTTAGAAGCGCAAGTTTATGGTGCTCAAGTAACTCTAGATGGTTTCTCTCCATCTGCTGTTGGTGCGGTAAAAGACTTCCTTGAAAAAAATGCGACTGAACAATTGCTTGGTCAGCAGATAAGAATTCAAAGGGCGAATAAAACTGTATATTCCGACTATAAGGCGTTACTCATATCGCTAATAGCTGGTATACACAATTACGTGACCGATATGTATCTTGCGCTTGAACTGGGCGACGCTGCGCAAGACATATTTGAGGGTGCCAGGCGCGAAATCGATAGCTTTGTCAGGGCGCACTGTCCTAAAGCGGCGGAAAAAATAGTTGCTATAAATGAGCGTATTGCTGACGATTCCGTAGAGTCCCGAACTGCCGCACTTACTTCCTGTAGAAGACTCTTGATGACCGTCGCAGACTCTCTCTTCCCCGCGTCCGATACAGATTGGCTGGATTCGAAAGGGAAACCGAGAAAGGTTGGGGAAGAACAGTATAAAAATCGCCTCTTGGCGTACATGGCGGAGCGCACCAATAGTAGTAGTAATGAGGCTATATTGAGTTCTGAACTTGAGTTCTTAGCCGCGAGATTGGACGCGATCTATGAAAAGACCTGCAAAGGGGTGCACGTTGATGTCACGTCTCAGGAGGCCCGCCTCGCAGTTATTCACACATATCTATTCATTGGTGAGATAGCCCTTTTGCCTCGTGAGCCACTACCTAGGGTCTAGTTATTATCTGTATCCTATCTGTAGGCTGGCACTATTCGTGAGTGTTATTAAAGGTCAGATATTTTCCATCTGGCTCGTCCGCAAATAGTCCACTCCTCAGTCATGCGTATTATTCTTTCTGGCCAGTCAGGATTTATAGCGAATAAATATCGTTCGCTGCCTTCTTGTTTGAGTTGTTTGAGTGTGGCTGCTTGGTCGCTTGAGCGTTTTGCAGCGACGAAATGCCCAGGCAAAGCTTCAAGTGCGGGGTCTATGACGATTTTGTCACCCTCTACAAATTTTGGCTCCATGCTCATTCCTTCCACACGAAGTATAAACGCTCGTGGACCAACGGGGCCTGGCGCGTCAATCCATTCCTCAGCATCTGAAGGGTCGAAGCTGCCTTGTGACTCACACCAAGCTCCAGCGGCAATAGACCCAATAACTGGAAGCTTGCGTCCGGTATGACTCAATACAGTGGCATTGTTGAATTCGTTGAGTCCGTAAGGCATATCTAAATACCCGCTGTGAAGATTTAGAGCCTTCTCTATCTCACGAGCGATTTGATCACCTATGCCTTTAGTCGGATTCTTACCTCCAAACGCGCTCACTTGAGCTGGAGCCTTCCCTAGCCGATCAGCTATGTCAGTCAGGCGGAGTCTCCTTTCAGCGAGGATTCTCCGGAAGTTTTGTAGGCGGGTATCAGAAATTTTCATGTGCCGATTCTGGCGTTATTAACCTTGTAGGTGAATGTCCTTGGGGGTGTTGCAAAAAATAACCCAAGAGGTTAACTTTGCATTAGGAGGACATCATGAAATTACGTGACTACATCAATCACTTAGACTCGGATGCGATTGCTGCTTACGCTGGCCGCTGCCGTATTGCCGTCAGCTACCTGCGCCTGCATGTCAAATACGCAAGCAAAGATCCCAGTGTTTCTTTGATCAAATCTCTCGCTCGTGAAAGTGAAGGATTGGTTTCGCTTGCCGAGGTATTAGAGCATTTCGGGGTTGTTGAGCCCCGACCCGAAAAAAAAGCTGCATAGAAAAAAGGCGACCCTAGGGCCGCCCAGTTCCTCCCGGCACACACCACCACAGTGCTGTCGGGTCGCGACGAAGGTAGGAGGGCACACCACATGCAAACCACCTTCCTTTATCGCGCAGCCAAGACACGGATGTCTTGGGTTGCTGCCTTTTCCACCACAGATTGGGCAGCTGTTGCGCCAGAGGTGAGAGACGGATCACTCACCTCGGCACGGTGCCGGTTTCGATCTTGAGGATCTTGCCGGCGTTTGGGCCCTTTCAAGCCACGCGGCAAATGTAACACCACTGCACGCCGCGCGGCACTGGCAACTTATAAGGATTAATGCCATGAGCCGAATTGCTCTGAGTTGCGTTGATCGAGCACAACGGGAAGTCCTGACGCTCGAATTAGCGCTTTACCACGCCGCACGGGATTATCCGGGTGGCGCCGCTGCGATCGCCGCCACCACCGGCCGCAATGCCACAACGCTGCAACACAAGTTGTCTCCTACACACCCATCGCACACGGTCAATATTCAAGAGTTTGGCGAGATCCTCGAACTGACTAAGGACCGTCGGATTCTCGACGCTGTGCACGGCCTTGTTGGCGACACGATCTGGCAGGAGCTGGCCGAGTCGTACACCAACGACATGCCTGAAACCCTTACCACCGGGATTGCGCAGTTCTTCCGGCAGGTAGCGGACCTGTCCGAAACTTGGGCCAAGCATATTGGCGACGGCAAAGTCGACGACGGTGAGTTGGCTGAGATACGCCAGTTAGTGTTTCGCGGCATCCAGGGATTGCTGGGGATGTACAACCGCGCCCGCTACGTCAACCAGACTACTAGTGGGGTGGAACGTGGCTGATATTGCTGACTTTGCAAATGACCTGGTGCAGGAGCGACTTGATCAGGCTTTGGCTGCTCGCGCAGCCCAGCTTTCTGCCACGACCCTGCATTCGTTGATGTTCTGTGATGAATGCGATGAGCCAATCCCGGAAGCTCGTCGGTTGGCACAGCCCGGTTGCACTCACTGTGTTGAATGCCAATCCGCAGACGATCTGAGGGCTTCCCGTTATGCTCGATGAGGTAATTAATCAGTTCGCGGCTTATGGCGTTGAGCCTGATCAGCCATTGGTTTTCGGCAAGCTCACTCGCTGCAAAACCACCCAGGACAAGGGCAAGGAGAAAAATGGCTGGTATGTTGTCCACGAACACCGCACCGAGAAGAACGAAACTCTGATATTCGGTAGTTTCGGTGATTGGCGATCTGGCGATACCCAAAAAATCAAAGTAAAGGCCGGACGCATGAGCCCGGAAGAGCGCGAGGTAATGCGTGCTCGACAGGAAGATGCAAAGCGCAAGGCTGCCGAAATCGCGGCCAACGCGTCCCGCCGAGCGGCCAATCGTGCATCGGCATTGTTCCAGCGCATGCCAGAAAAGGGTAAAAGCGCCTACCTGGATCGAAAGCAGATCGTAGGCTTTAAGGTTCGCTATGCGCCACGTACAGGCGCATTTTTAGTGCCCATGTGCAACGTGCGCGACCAGATCGTCGGCCTGCAGGTGATCTTCCCCGCGAAGCAAGAGGACACCGGGCGCGACAAAGCGTATTGGCCCTACGGTATGTCGAAGGAAGGCGCTTTCCACTTGATCGGCCCGCACCCTGAACCGGGTGAGCCGGTGCTGGTGTGTGAGGGTTATGCCACGGGTGCAAGCCTGCACATGGCGACTTCGCTCGCTGTCGCCGTCGCCTTCGACGCGGGCAACTTGCTGTCGGTCTCCAAGGCCATGCGCGAACGTTTCCCCGGTTGCCCGCTGATCATCTGTCGTGACGACGACTGGAAGACCAAGCGCCCCAACGGCGATGCCTGGAACCCTGGCGAAGAAAAGGCCAACAACGCCGCTCTGATCGTCGGTGGTCAGGTGGTTGCTCCGGTGTTCTCTGGTGAGCGCGAAACCAAGTGGACCGACTTCAACGACCTGCATATTGCAGAAGGCCTAGAGGCTGTCCGCCGTCAGGTGCTGGCGGTGGTCAGGCCTCCTGCAGCTGGTGGTTGGAAGGATCAATTGGCCCGAACCGAAAACGGATCTTTGATAGCGCACATGCAGAATGTCGAGCTGATTCTTGGCAACGATGAGCGTTGGGCGGGAGTGATCGGCTTCAGCGCTTTCAGCTCAAAAATCGTAAAGTTACGTGCTGCCCCATACGGTGGCGGTGTCGGCGACTGGGCAGATATCGACGACATGCTTGTAATGAAGTGGCTCGCACAACAGTACAACCTTCGGGTCAAGGCCAGCAGCGTGATCGAAGCGGTTAGTGTGGTTGCCCATGATCATGCCTTCCATCCTGTACGCAATTACCTCCATGGTCTGGAATGGGACCGTGTTCCACGGTTGGCTACGTGGTTGACTGACATCATGGGCGTTGAAGCAACTGACTACAGTTCGAAGGTTGGTAAGCGCTGGATGGTGTCAGCGGTCGGGCGCGTGATGCAGCCAGGTTGTAAGGCTGACTCGGTGATGATCCTCGAAGGGGCACAGGGCGCTGGTAAATCAACAGCAATGTCTGTGCTTGGCGGTGCCTGGTTTATGGATACACCTTTCGCCCTGGGCGATAAGGACGGCTTCCAGGCGATCCGTGGTAAGTGGATCATTGAGTTGGGTGAGTTGGATAGTTTCAACAAAGCTGAGTCGACTAAGGCTAAGCAGTTCTTCTCTGCTTCGACTGACACCTATCGCGAGAGCTATGGTCGAAGAACGATGGACGTGCCACGCCAGTGTGTTTTTGTGGGTACGACGAACCAAGACGAATATCTCAAAGACGCCACGGGTAACCGGCGTTACTGGCCTGTCGCGTGTACCAAAGTCGATTTGGAACAGTTGCGCGAAGTCCGCGACCAGCTCTGGGCCGAAGCGATGTTCTGTTATCAGTCCGGTGACATTTGGTGGGTCAACCGGGATGAGGCTCCACTATTCGCCGAGGCGCAGGAGTCGCGCTTTGTCGTGGATGAGTGGGAAGGTCCGGTCGTCAAGTGGTTGGAAGAATCTCAGATCGGCGCAACAGCGAGCGGCGAGGATATTTTGGCTGGTGCGTTGAAGCTCGATTATGGCCATTGGGGCAAGCCTGAGCAGATGCGTGTCGGGGCGATCATGCATCGACTCGGATGGCGAAAGGTGCGACTGCCGCCGTTGCCCAAAAGTGGTATTCGGCCATATGCCTACAAGAAGCCAGATCATTGGGGCAATACATCAGCGCTGCAGGTTGATAGCGCACGGAATGAGGAGCCTTGCTTTGATTAAACGAATCGATGAAATGCTCAAGCTCTGGGCGCAGGATTTGCATTCGCCAGTGCCCGAAGGCTCTGGTGGGCCAAGTGGCGGCAACATGATTGCCATGCTGATGGAGTGCAAAGGGGAGTTGATACGCGGCACGCGTGGCAGTCGGGTACTGTTAGATGAATCGGCCGACATCGAGCTCATCGTCAACAAGCACTTGCCGCCGCAGCTGTCGGTCGTCGTGCGTGAACACTACTGCAACCACGAAAGCTTCCTGTCGCAGAAGTACACCCACTGTGGGTGTAGTCGCGATACCTACTATCAGCGCCTGCATGAAGCGCACCTGCACATTGCCGGCATGCTGATGGGGAAGGCTGCGTGACCTTTCGCACACTTGCGCCTACAACTGTCCTACTGTCCGGCCTTGCCCTACCTCAAGTTTGCAAGGTAGGACTGCTGGAGGCCACGCATTCCGTGGCCTGTCCTACCTCCCTACCTAATATCGCACGACGCACACATGAGCGTAGCGCGTCGCATCACGCGCCGCTGGCGCGCATGCGTTTTTTTAGTTTTCTCTCTTTACACGAGAAAAAGTTCAAAGAGGTAGGGCAGTAGGGCAAGGCCCCGAATTCAGCGGGCTCCAGCTGTCCTACCTCCCTTCTGAATAGGGGGGCAGGTAGGACAGCGCCGGAGGCGCTGGAAGCCGAAATAAAGATATTCACCGACATTGCCTAGGCGTAGACCAGACATTCACCGGGTGGCATTAAAACAGGGTTGCTGCCACCGGAATCCACCTGTAAAAAGTAGTCATCTTCGATAGGTGCGACCGCGAGCAGCGGGACACACCACCACACTAGACCCGGCCATTGCGCCGGGTTTTTGCGTTTATGGGGTAGGGCGATGACAAACGAGCAGCAAGCGCTTATTGAGATGCCGATCTGGATGGTGATCCTGCTATCCCTGATCGGCGGTATTTCCGGCGAGGCATGGCGGGCCGACAAAGCGGGGGTAAGCGGCTGGTCATTGGTTCGCCGCTTGCTGCTTCGATCCGGGGCCTGTGTGGTCTGCGGGCTCTCCACCATGATGTTGTTGCACGCATCGGGCATGTCGGTCCTGGCGGCGGGGAGCATTGGCTGCCTCACCGCGATGGCCGGCGCCGATGTCGCCATTGGCCTGTACGAACGCTGGGCCGCCAAGCGGTTGGGCGTCTGCGATGTGCCGCCCTCGGGCAGCGGGCAGGTTTGATGCTCTGGAGGCCACGAAATATGTGGTCTGTAGATGATTGCATCAAAATGGTGCGCCGAACAGTCGCCGGGGACCCTGGCGGTATTCGGGGGACACGGGGCATGAAACCCGCGGGAAAGCGTTAGCGGCAGGGCCGCCAGCTTACTGAAATTCAATCCATTGAAATTGAAAGGCTCCATTGAAAAGCCGTTGAAAAAGGAGGGCTCATGACAGAACCAACCTACCTGTCAAAGAGCGCTTTCGCGGCTCGCATCGGCAGGTCGCCCAGTTACATCACCTGGTTGAAAGATAACAACCGTCTGGTGTTATCAGCCGATGGCAAAAAGGTCGACGTCCTGGCCACCGAAGCCCTCATCGTTGAAACCGCCGATCCAAGCAAGGCTGCCGTCTCGGCTCGTCATCAACAGGCCCGGGTCGAGCGTGATGTTCACAGCCAACTCAGCCCCATTGCCGAGCCGACTTCCACGGCTGCGCCGCAGCCAATGGCTACCGCCAGCAAACCGGCCGATTTTCAAAAGGCTCGCGCGCACCGCGAGTACTACCTGGCGCAGCTTGCTGAGATGGAGTTTCACAAGGCTCAAGGCTCGATGGTCGAGATCGTCGCGGTTCAGTCGGGGGCCTACAACGCTGGACGCATGTTGCGCGACACTCTGTTGGGCATGCCGCCCCAATTGGCGCCGGAACTGGCCGCTATGACTGATCCTTGGGAAATCGAACGCCGCCTGACGGCAGCGTTACGGACAAGACTCGAAGAGGCCACTCGCATGTCCGCAGAGGACTTCGGGCGCACACTCGAAACCAACTGGGAGGTGGTTGATGACCCTGGCCAGATCTGATGGCGCGGAGGTATACCGCGAGGCTTACTTTCGAGGTATGCAGCCTGATCCAGATGTGTGGATTGATGAGTGGGCAGATGAGTACATGCGCATACCGCGCGATACCGGTGCCGCAGAGCCGGGTCAGTACCGCACCTCTCGGACGCCCTACGCCCGTGAGCCGATGCGATGCCTATCACCGGCACACCCGTGTAAACGAGTCGTGACCATGGTGGCCTCGCAGTTGATGAAAACGCAGATTGCGTTGAATTGGATCGGTGGGTTGATCCATATGGCACCGTCCAACATTCTCACACTGCTGCCCAGCTTGGGGCTTGCCAAGCGGGTGTCGTCTCGGATCGGCAAGACCATCAAGGCCACTCCAGTATTGCGCGAGCGCGTTGCGGCAAGTCGCTCGCGGGACTCGCGCAATACCATGGACACCAAGGAGTTCGAGGGCGGCTCGCTGTATGTCACCACTGCCGGCTCTGCGGCCAACTTGGCCGAGCTGTCGGCACGCTACATCTACGGCGATGAAATTGATCGCTGGGAGGTCGACGTGGGCGATGAGGGAGACCCTATCGAACTGGCGGAAACGCGTGGGAGTACTTTTGGCCGCAACGCCAAGTTCTACTTTTCGAGCTCACCGACGATCAAGGGCGCGTCACGCATTGCTGATCTGTTTGAATCCAGCGATCAGCGTTATTACTACGTGCCATGTCCGCACTGCGGCCACATGCAGGTGCTTGAATGGGAGAACCTTCTCTACTCAGTAGACTTTAGCTTGGTGCATTACAAATGTGCTGCGTCCGGCTTGGACTGCGACGTGTTGATCGAAGAGCACTTCAAGGGGCAGATGTTAGCCAAGGGTGAATGGCGCTCCCACAGTCCGGGTGATGGGGAGACCGTGGGCTTCCACCTCAACGCACTCTATTCGCCGCCTGGGTGGATGGATTGGAGGTCGCTGGCTAAGCAGTTCGAAAAAGCCAAAAAGGCCCAGGCCAAGGGTGACCTTGAGCCCATGCAGGTGTTCTACAACACTCGTCTGGCAAAGGTCTGGGACAGTGCACAAGAGCAGACCAAGGCATCGGTCCTGATCGAGCGGGCTCGTAAGGAGGGTTTCTCACTCGGTGCTATGCCTGCTGCCGTGATGATGATCACGGGCGCTGTCGACGTGCAGGCCGATCGCCTGGAGTTCATGGCAATGGGCTGGGGTGTAGGCATGGAGCGCTGGGTCATCGATCACCGAGTAATCGCCGGTGACCCATCAGATGAGCGTACCTGGGCTGTCCTCGACG